GCGATACCCCTCAAGACGGCCCATCAGGAACTTGTACTGCTCCATATCCCGTATCCCACCGCCCAAAATCGTCTCATGCGTCTCCCTTTGAAGGCGACGTACGGAAGATAGAACGGTTTCTGCAAATTCAAGCATGGATTACTCCAATGAAGCAGACAGTATGGCCCCTGTCCGAAGGGTGTACTCACATCATACGACAAATTACGCCAGTTTTACCTTGTTGAAAGCATCTTTTCGGTAAACGTACGTCACGCCCGGCGGGTTTTTGCCGCTTGGGGGCGCTTTTGGCACCCGTTTTTGCGTTTTCTGTGCAATTTTTGGCATTACTTTAGGCTTGTTCCGCATTTTGGGCTCCTTGCTGCTGTTGCGCCTTGATCAAAGAATCGACATGGTGCTTGTGCGCTCCAAAATTTGTGTCGACTTGGTGCCGATGGGCATTGAAAGAGGTATCCACGGCATGCCTTTGTTGATTCTGTTGCATTTTCTGCACTTCAAGCATCAACTTAGACTGGCTTTCCTGCTGGTCGGCCTGTTCTTTTTGCTGGTCAAGCTGCAACTTGGCCTGATCGATGCCGATCTTGGCCTTGTCACGCTCACCTGCTTGTTGCAATTCCTGCTTCTTGAGGGCCACCAGTGGGTCCTCTTGATTTCCGGACAACTGCTCTTGCATTTGCTTGACTTGTTGGAAGCCTTCAGCAACCTTTGTGGCAACCATCGCCTCGCGTTGCAGTGCAGAGACCATGCTGTCTGGATCAGTGCCGTACTGCTTGAACAATTCGGCTTCCGTATCCTCTTCGGCCTTCAGGCGAATGTGATCAAAGATGTGCTTTTGCAAATTCACAGCAACGTTGGGCATGCCCTGCATCATGGGCGACAAACCAAACAGGATGTGCGTCATGATGTGTGCATCGTGCTGTTGGCCAGCAAATGCCTTGAGTGGTGAGCCATCCAGCGCCTGTGCGTTTTCGCTTGCAGGGTCCTTGGGTTTGTCCACGTTTTGTGTGTTCAAAATCTGATCGATATCTCGCACACCAATTGCTTCGTACATGCGGCGATAGGCTTCGTACATGTTGTGCATCTGCGGGGCGCTCTGGGCCAGTTGTAACTGGGTCTGCGCCATGGTGATGCGTTGAGCAACAGAGAAGATGTTGGGATCAGAGACAGGCAACACATCGATGCGGTCATCGAAGTCGCTCTTCTTGATGGTGCGGCTCTCGCCGGGGACATCGTAGGGATACTCGTCCGGCAAGTACTCAGCAAAGCCCTTGGCGAGCAATTGGAACTCCAGCTTTTGGCTGTAGTGCAACCGCTTGTGGATGGCCGACATGACCGAGCTGCCCTTCTCGAGCAGAGCAATCGTTGTTCCCACAGCAGCGTTTTGATTGCTGTCGCCAACCTGCATGTCAGAGATGCTGGCCATACGTTGGCCAGCTTGCACACAGAATCCAAGCAGTGCCATGAGCGTTTGGCTTGGCTCCTTGTACGGCAGAGGCAACAGAGATGATTGCAGTTCCATACCACCCGCATCCATATCCCGCCATTCACCCGGCTGGATTGGCACGTCATCGTTCATGATCCGTGCACCCTTGGCCTTGAAGCCAGCGGGGAGGTTCACCAGCGTACCGGCATCGAGCAGTTGTTGCAGTGCAGCAGTGGCCGTTTTGGACAGATTGCCGACCAAGTGCAAGAAGCCAAGGCCATAGGCTCCCGGGCCTTGGACCAAGCGGTAATGCACGTAATACTGTTTGCGCTTGAAGAGCTTGTCGCCCTCTTTCCAGTTGCGGCGGATACCGACGACATCGCCGGTGTTCTCGTCCAACGTGATGATGTAGGGCAGCGCAATACCGGTGACTTCACCGTCGTCGTCTTTGTGCTCAAAGCCATCCAAGTCGTAATCCAACTGGAACTCAAGCAGGCTGATCTCTTCTTCCTCGGCGTTGGGCGACATGCCCATGGCCTTGTCAACAGCCTTCTTGATCGTGCTTTGGCCGTTGTCGTTCAAGGATTGGGGCTGGGCCTCATCCAAGTACTGACCGCGCACGACTGCTTTCTTGTAATCGTTGGTGGTCATCGGAACGCGGTGGATGATGCGCTCGCATTCGCTCATGACAGGGCTGCCCCAATACGGGATGTACAGGTTGTCTGGCAGGACCAAGGCACTGGTCATGCGACCTTTGTTTTCGTCGTAATAGACCTTCTTGAAGGTTGAGCCGCCGTAGCCGGTGTAGAACAAGAGTTGATCGAAATCCGGTGTGTACTCTTCCATCACCGAGGTGATTTGGTAGTTCATGAAGTCGCGCACGCGATCGGCCTGCATGAGCTTTTCGCGTGTTTCTTTGCCCAGCACTTGCGTGCGCACGGGGCCTTCAGCAGGCAGGAGTTCCTTCAACGCGGTGGACTGGAACTGCACAATGCTCTCGGTCAGCAGGGGGTGGCTCACGCCGCTTGCACCTTTGAACGGCTTGGTGCGTTCTTCCATGGTGAAACCCAAGAGCTTGATGCCCTTGCTGTACTGGTCTTCCCAATCTTTGCGTGAAGAACGATCGGCATCGAACAACAACATCAAGTCTGCACTGATCTTGCCCAACACATCGCTGTCCATGACCTCGGCCAAGTTGGCATCGAAGGGCACATCAGAGTCTTCTTCCTTGCCTATGTTGACCAGTAAGTCACCGGTCTCAGAGTCGAATTGGATTTCGACATCAGGCAGATTCTCTGGGGCTTCTTGCGATTCAATTTCAACGTCCGCCCCGCCTTCGGGGTAGTCATCGCCTGTGATGCGTTTTTCGATGGGCATTTTGTGTCCTTATAAATATCTGCGGTTATCAGCCGAAAGGCGTTCTACTGATCCGCCCTTGGCGAATGGTACGCCTTTTTCCACGATACGTGCGGCGGCTTCGGGGGACCAAACCACGCCTGTTGCGGTGATGGGATTACCGTGTTTGTCTGGTGGCAATTCAATTTGTCGCAATTCAAAACCTGCTTTTTCCCCGCCTAAATCCTTGATGACTTGCTTCAAGTTGGGCAACACCTTACCTGCATAGAGCTGGGGCTTGGCTGATTCGTTGCCGGGGAAAGTAGCAAAGCTCTTACCGTCTTTCATGGCGGCGTGAATTGCGTTCTTCATGAGCAATTGTTGACGGACCATTTGATTGTTTTCAAACCCCGCAAAAGGTTCTTGAAGAGAATATGGCGCACCGTCGCGAGTGCGAGAATGTAGCACTTGCATGCGGTGTTCTATAGGGCTTATTTTATTTTCCATAGCCAGTCGGATCTTCTGGCTTTTCTCATCAGCGTCTCGCCTGTCCAATAACCCGTCCTTGAATTCCTTTTGCACCGCTTGAAGCTGATCCATGGTTTGATTACGATGCTGTTCAATTTGGTCTCGCAAAGAATTAAGTTCCTTGGTGTCTTTTTCCACGCTTCCGCCAACAGTGCCTGACTTTCTCATGTCCTTGGACAAATCAGATTGCAGTTCGTGGAAGTGACGGCCTTGCACTGTTCCCATACCGGGGATAGTCGCCTCATGCTCGGAGAAGCGAGTAAAGCCAACTGGGTAAGGGCCTGCGGCCACATTTTTGTGCTTGCCTCTGTATGCCGCAGCGTCTTGTAAAACAAGGCCAAGCTTCTTAACGTCATCATTCATGAAGCGTTGGACATTCTTGGCTGCTTCATGCACTGTTTGTACAGAAGGCTCCAAAGCGTTTTTCAACTCCACTTGAGCATCTGTTAAATGGCCAATAGGCTCATTGGTCTTTACGGCAGGATCATTCCAGTTAATCGGCATGTCCGGAATATTTATGGAATGAGAACGAGCTTGCTCTCTTGCCAGTTCCTGAACTCTTCTAGAAGCAAATAGTTCTGCTTCACGATTCAATGCCGGATATGTTGTATCCGAAAAAAGCTGTCTGCCGGATTCCAAAATGGCCTCATGTTTAGACATACCTTGGGCCATAAGCTGTTGGTTCAACGATTCTTGTTTTTGTTTAACAAAATCATCTTTGAACTTGAACCAAACATTTTCTCCATTATGCTCAAACAAGATAGGGCGAGCAAAGCCTCTTTCAATGTTTTGAATATCTTTTCCAAACTGGTCAATCAACTTAATGTTGTCTTCTGCTCTGTCAAATTTTGAATTAACACGTGCTACCAGTTCTGGATCAACAATTTGTTTGAGATCAGGATTGGACAGTAGTTTTCGTGCGTCCGTTAATTTTTTGAGATCGGGAGTTAAGGTCGAGTTGGCCACAAAAGCGCCAAGACTTGTCCCGCCTTCATCAAACAATTTGGTGGCAACGGCTGTTTTTTCCGGTTGCTCAAGATACAGGTTGGTTGTTCCCAATTCCTTGCCCCAGACGTTGTCCATGGTCTGGTGGTACTTGTATGGTTCGGGAGGAAGAGTCTCGGAAATCCACTTGGTAGGCGAATGGGTCCCGGCCAGCGCTTGTTTGATCTGATCAGGGGTCAACTTGGTCTTGTCATCCATGCCAGCAAACGCACGTTCCACCCGCTCAATGTCGTAGTCACGGA